TGATGTCGAATTCGTACCACAAATTATCAATGTAGCTGACACTTTAGGAGAGTATCACTATGGAAACTTCTACTGGATAGAGAAATTAGACAATGCAGCAGACACTTTCGCTGATAGTCTGTACAATTTGAAGCGTTGGAAGGACAATGGTGACGAAATTGTTCTTCAAACAGTCAAGACTGGTATGGGAATTGGTTACGAACCACTCTCTTTTGCTGCCAATAGTGGTAGTTACCCAAGAATCAATTCAATTTTGGGCGTTGGTTTCCTCTGGTTAGACTTCCATACTGACTCTGCGACCTCTTATACGTTTGATATCGAAGATGTAAAGATGGTTTATACATTTACATACACATATCAGTACATACTACCTGATGGATTGGGCGGTTTCACTTATCCTGAAGAGAAAATGTTAGCAATAACAAGAGATGGTTACGACTATGACCACGATCTTAATGGGTTCTATTACCAAATCCTTTCTAAAATGAACACAAACAACTATCAGAACTACCAAATGCTTCAAAGAAACGTTACTTCACAGTTCAAAGAAGAGTTATACAACATTGTTGCTAGTAAAACAATAGACATAAGGACTGCTTTTGACATTTTTGTTATAGAGCAGAAGACTATTTCAGTAGATAATTATTATACAGACAAAGGAACTTGGGACGCAAGCAATTCTACAGGCACTGCACCCGCTGTAACACCAACTCACGGTGACTATTGGACTGTTTCTAACGATGGTACGATTGAATTGAACGGTTTAGACAATTGGAGAGTAGGAGATATAGTAGTTTGGAACGGTAACTTCGGTTACTGGGAAAAGAATAACGAGATTGCAACGTTTGTGAGCGGAGATACAACCAGTTGGGCGATAGATCATAAGATAATTGCTGCAACTGAGTCTTGTACAGCCGATGGTGATTGGTTAATTGGTGATCCACCTCTACTTGGAGAGGACGTTACAACTCCTTGTGAACAATCTGGTGGACTATTCGTACTACAATGCTCTGATATCCCTATAGATATAGACTCTTGGAGCGATATTATATGGGTTGACGGAAATGCAATTGAAACTTTTGGAGATGATCCTTCATTATTGTTCTGCTATAAAGATTCAACGAAAGAAAAGTTCCGTGTCTACTCTGTAAAGATGAATGGCTTTGTCAGAGAGAATGATAAAATGGATTTGACAAGAATCCTAAGAAGATATCCATTGAATAGTTCGATACTTAAGGTTTATAAACTTGAAGTATCTGATAAACACTTGATTGCTTATTGTACTGATACTAGAAACTCAAATCTCAAAACTCTTGCAGTCGTTTTAGAGAATGCCACATATAATATTCCATTAGAGTTCCGTAATAACGAAATCAATATGTCTTATGATACAGAAATAAGAAGTAAGACAAGAGTTAATCAACCTTACTATCGCCTCTATGACGATGATGGAGTATTAATTGAGGACGAAGAAGTCCAAGCGATGAAAGATACTCTTCAAATCTATTCTACAATCAATAGCGAACATGATAGTCTACACGCATTAATTAATTTAGGATTCACTGGACAGAAGTATGAAGAAGGTTCGAACGTTGAAAGCTTCCCAGTATATTTTCCTAACCTCGGTACGGGTACAACTAAGTATGTTAAAGAACAAGCAGCAATGAAGCTTCAAGATAGTCTGTTCTTGAGAAGAGACGGAGATCCAGACGATGTGAATTGCAATTGCGCGGCACAAAGAGAGATTCTTTACGTATATGACTTTGAACCTATGACATTGTTTTATGATTTAGATACAATGACTGCTGATCCAGATGTTTCAGGATACCCTGCAAAGGTAGCAATCAATAAAGTAGGATTACGAAATGATGTTTACTCAGGTTACGAAGATGTTTGTAGATTTGAGAGTGAATGGTTTATGTATTCTTATGATGATGGAAGCACGGTCCCTGTTATAGTAAGACAGAAGATTCGTTTGAATCTTTATTCTCAGTATCAATCATTTGAACCTTGGTGTGCTGAAGGATTATTGAGATTCAACTGGGGAATGCATCACTACATTGAATACTTCGCAGATGATCCTGCTACTACTATTGAAGAATGGATTCCTGCTCTCGATGAAGAAGTTTATATGCCTATTCAATTATATAACGAATGTAATCCAGTTGGAATATATTATACCACTAATGTTAAAGATGATGGATCTACATTAGGTTGTCCTACTCCATTAAAGTTACCTTGGAATGTTTATGATATTCCTGCTGCTAAAATTTCACTTGTGTAGATAAATACCTTAGAGGATTTTCAATGTCGAAACTAACAGAACAAGCACAATTTTTTGCAAAGGGTCAGTTAAGGCTCTATGATAAGGATACTGGCAAAGAACTTGTCAAGAAAAACCTTGTTGTTAAGGACTCTGCACACGTAGCAGTAGTTGCTTTAGGTGGAGACATTACTGAGAATACAATTAAGGTTGCTTCTTGGGGTGATTTGTATCCAGAAACTCCGGGACAAACAGGATACAACTGGACTAAGTTTGAATCCCTCGAAGGTTATCACGCAATCAGTGGCAACCATACTCATAAATCTTTTAATGTTTCTGGTCATTCATATCCTGCTCACAAGTCTATCAAATTTACATTTGAGTTTGATAGAAACAATGCTTCAGAATTCTATGGGAAGAATCTTTTAGAGTGGGGATTGTTCTTCAACGATATAATGTTTTCCAGAGTTGCTTTAGATGAAGATTTTTATTTCCAGAGTTGGATGACAGTTGTAGGTGAGTGGTCAATTATCTTTTCAACATGCGCGGGAGGTTATAGTAACTTCCTACTCAATCAATATGGCGTTGGAGCGTTATGGGGATTTGATAGTGTCGATCCTACAACTTATCTTCTTGAAGATTATGTTGGTAAGAATCATCTAACAGGTATTTTACAACCTCCATTACTTGCTACAAATCTTTTGGGCGTTGATGGTATAGACAATCAAGATTTTAAGCACCAAGATTCTCTCCCAGTATTTCATGGTACAGCAGGAGAGAATAACGTAGCATATATTCTTGAGGACGATCAAGACGGTGCTTTAGATTTGAGAGAAAGTAAGTTTACTCTATGGAATTGGTTTAAGATAATAGATGGAGCAACGCTTGCTGCTGATGATAAATGGGTATTCTTATCGAAGTGGGCAGAGGATGGGTTAACAGCAGACCAATCTTATAGACTGTATCTACAGAGAGAAGATCCTGACTCTACACTTTCTGATCTGTTTAGTTTGGTATTCGAAATTAATGATGGTGGAACTATTAAGACTTTAGTTTCGGATGCTATGGAGTTTGATGCAGGTTCTACAATTTCACTTTCAGAAACTTGGTGTTTGATCGTTATACAATTAGATCTTGCAACTCAGACTCTTACAATGTATCTTAATGATGTAGATGTCGGGTCAATAACTTTAACAGGTCACGGTATTACACCTTTGAATGATTCTACATTCTTTATCGGAACACAACAAGAGTTGAAAGCTGATACAAATTCATATAATAAGAATATGGTTCCTTGGGGATTCTTTGATGAAACCGCAATTACAAACGATCAACTAAGTCGAACTGCAATTTCGCTTCTCTGGTTTGATGGAGTTGGTGACTTCTACACACCATAGGAATAAAAAATGGGTAATCCAAACGACACAGCAATGTATCTACCAAGACCTTATCCTACTGCGCTAACATCGCACTGGAAGAAGTTTATAATTCAAGGCTCTACTCCTAATGATACGAGACTAGACTTCGATATGCAACAGAAGTCCCGTATACCTAGAGCGGATATGAAGAGTTATGCTTTTGCTTCTTATCCAAAACCTAACACTGGGAATCTGGATAATCAAACTGACCTTGCATTTATGCGATTAACTTCTCCTAAGTTTCCTATATGGTTAGAGAAGATTAAAATCTGTTTACACCAAGAGATGACTTATGGTTGTGTCAAAGTAAATGTGTGGGATTTTGGTAGCGACGAAACAAGTGTCCCAATAAATCTAACAGGATTGAATATTTCAACTCCCGTTACACAACATATTCCGCTTACAATTTTTGCTGAAGAGAAGTTAATTAGTAACGCTCTTGCAACTCCCGACCTATATATGGTAGAGACTGTTCAAGAGTGTACATACGATCCATTCGAATATACAATCGCAGCAGACTCCATACTCCGATTTGGAATTCAATACGCTGAAGGTAATGCATATGGGATAAAAGTATTTCTTATCGGTTGGATGTTAGAGTGTGATCAAGTTTAAAGGATAGCGAATGTCGGCACAAGTCGAAGATCTAGATACGATTCAACCTTGGAGAGTTGGTAATGCTTTTGCTTTGACCCTTCGTGGTCATTGGCAGAAGATTCCTACTGAAGAGAGTGCAACTGCTCTTGCTTCTGATTACGATCCGTATACGTCTGCTGATGCTTTCGATTCTGAAATTAAAGAAGTCATAGGTACTACAAACTATAATACTCTCTATGATAGCTTCTATGCGCCTGTTGATTTTAGGTTGTCTGGAATAACTTTCAGAATGCCTGTAGCACTTCCTAAGAGCGCACAATATGATATGCAGATTAAAGTCAACGGTGGCGTTATTGAGAAGATACAACTCCCAGAATATGAAGATCATAATATGAAGAAGTATACTTTAGATTGTGACTTCTTAATCTACGAAGACGACTTCATAGAGATCTCAATAAAAATTAATAATGTAGACTTAGTTTCGTTTAATTCTAATAATGTCTCTTGTTCAATTTCTGGTTGTGTTTCTTATATCAATTATAAAGAACTCTGGGCAGATGAATTCGCTAGAGCCGCTACGACTGCTAATATACTTCTAAGCGGGGCACAGACAATCGATGGAGTCGCTTTAATTGTTGGTGATATTGTTCTAGTGAAGAACCAAACTACAACTACTGAAGATGGATTATATACAGTTGTAGCAGGAGTTTGGACAAGACACGCCTCTTATCCCACCCTCGCTTCTCTTGAAGATGTTATCATATACGTTACAGAAGGTACTACAAATATATCAGATGACTCCACAAACTATACAGCAATTGATGATGGGTTAGGAGTTTTCTCTATAGGCTATCCTTTGATTGAGTGGGAAAGTGGTGACAACTGGTACAAGACAAATATCTTCTTACAGAATAGAAGTGGAAATGATACTCTACAAGATAGAGTTTACTTAGATATGGTTAGAAGTCCAATGAACTTCTTATTCCAAGGAATTAGACTTTCATTGTTTGAAGACTATTTAATGGTTGTCAATAAGATTAGAGAAAGAATCGTATGTCTCTATCTTGATATACTTGTTAATGGGCGCAGCATTCTACCGTATACTAACTTCCCTAGACCTATGCAGATAGATACAGATCAAGCGCATAGAACATATGATATGTCTCTGTTTAATAATGAACAGGGATTCGCAATTAGATTTGGCGATAGTATTGATATAAGAGTTTACTTGAGAAATCCACATACAAAGTACAACGGCAAACTTATTAATACAATGCTTTATGGTTGTTCACCAGATTGTGCAGTATTCGATTCACCTACCGTTGCAGTTTACGAACCTTGTGATGACGAACCTTGTTCATGGAAGTACAGTATCGTCGAGAGATGCGAGCCAGAGAAACTTAGAACAACGGATGATGCAGGTAATCCAATTGCACCTACTCCTTATAATCCGTCAGTCGCTCCAATTGTTGCGCCGATACCTACAGACGAAAATTATTTAGTCGTTAATGGTGTATACGTGACATTGGATGGTGAGAAAATCTATGTATAAAAGGAAACATAATGTCAGATAGAGAACTTAGTGGAGTAAAGGCTGTAGATTTTAATGAAGAGATTGCTAGAGATGCAGACCTTGATGGGCATATTGCTAATACTTCTAATCCACATGGAGTTACAGCAAATCAAGTTGGAAAATGCGGAGCAATAACAAAAAGAATTACAAGTGCAAGTTCACCATATATTGTTGTATCTACAGACGAATTAATCTTTTGTGATACCGATGGAGGAGCTATCGTTTTAAATCTTCCTGCGGGAATTGCCGCAAAAGCATATGGAATTTATAATACTGGAACAAGTGGTAACAATGTAACTATAGACCCAAACGGCACAGAACAACTATTCGGTGGAGGTGCGGGTGTGAGTGAAGATATAGTAGATGGGGAAGACGTATTGATAACGTTTGAACCAACAGAAAATTGGAGATAGGATGCCTAGCACATTAAGAAAAGTAAATTTAGCTGACTCTGTAAGTGGTGATTATATCGATACACATGAAGATGCAGATGGTGGATCACATTTAGGTACTGCTGTAATTCAAAACATATTATCTTCTACAAGTAATTATACAACTACTAACCTTGCGAGCGCAGCGACTTTCACAGGAGTAGCACAGGAAACATTTGGAATTAATGGAATTCAAGTATTCCATACGGCAGATCAAGATTGTACTATTTACATTGATCAAAGTACAGATGCTAATTTTACAGATTCAACTAAAACGTATACAACTGAAACGGTTTGTTTAGCTAATACTCCATGTAGTAGGACTATTGCAAGTATAGCACCATACTACAGATTAAGAGTAACTAATACTGATATTAGTGGAGTTACTACAACTAAGATTGAAACTGCTACAGGAATGGCACCTATCATCTCTACATTACCTACTGAATTAAGCACTCAGGGAAATCTACAAGTGGTTGCTTCTTTAAGAGGTGATCAGAATTATGATCGACACGCATGGGTTAACCCTACATCTGAATTAAATATTAGTCCTGTTTATAGATTAGTTGGAACTGCATTTGAAGGTACAGTTAAAGATACTAATTTTTGGACAGATGGTAGTCTTAGGGATGCAACTGTAACCCAATCTGGTGGTAAGATAGAAATTGAAACTGGTACTACAGCAAGTGGGTATGCTAAATATACATCAGTTAGAAAGGCTAGGTTTGTCGCAGGATCAGCTATGCTATTCACCGCAGCAGTAAGTTTTGTTACTGCCGTTACTGCAAATAACGTTAGACGAGTGGGAGCTTATACAACAGATGCAGCTTCAGTTGAAGCAGGGATGAATCCTGTTGATGGTTACTTCTTCCAGTTAGATGGAACAACATTTAGTATTGGGTATAGACATACACAAGGAACTGAAGTCAGTGGAGATTTAGTTTTAGTTGATAGTGGTAGTTTCAATGGTAATATCGGACCACACTTTACGCCAGTTGCAGGAACTTACTATAAATTAGCTATAGAATATACACCAATAGGTGCTTTCTGGTATATCAATGATACTCTATTACATAAGGTCAATGCAGCACATAAATCTGATACAGAGACATTACCTATAACATTAGAAAATGAGAATATAGGCGGGATAACTACTGCTATTACACTCGATTGTGTTGGTGCATATATAGCGAGAGAGGGTGAGCTTATAACATCACCAATTTCAAAATATGTTTCAGGAGTAAACGCCGGAATTGTATTAAAATATGGAGCGGGCGTTTTACATAGAGTACTTAATCTTGACGATCAAGGGTCAATGACTATTTATGATGGAACTACAACTGGTGGAGTCACTCTGGCGATTATAGACTTCGCTAAAGCTAGAAGTACTTTAGAATTTAATGCACCTTTTAGCGATGGACTCTTTATAGTTACAGCAGATAATGATCTTAAATCAGTCTTAGTTTACGAGTAGATCAAATATTATTTTAACACGATTGATCTACTTTAAATTCTTGATGTTTCTTGGCAACCAAAGTCTTAATATCTTCTGGATCTATGTTATCAGGAAGATTATCCTGCACCTGTTCGATATACTTGTGGATGATATCTTGTATATCGGAACGAGCATCGAAACCTTCAAATTCCTCCCCATCAACCCCGTTGTCGAAACTAACTCGATTGTAACTGACAGTTAGTTCCAACGGGGTCATTTCCTTTATAAACTTAAATACATTATCGTTGTCTGTACCATACTCATTCATAATGAGTTTAATAATATTACCTTTAACTCTCTTACGAATGCTATCCAATTGTTCCTTAGAAGCAGATTCGATAGCAGTAAGGAATCCAGTTGGGTTATCGATTGTTATATACTCAAAGAGAGGACTATGACCTTCGATAAATTCTACCTTGTTACCTCGTTTGATTGTATGAATACCTTTAGTCTCACCTACATCATTAAATGTAGAGTTGATTAGTGAACCAACGTATTGGAGTTTACCCTTTTGTGAGCGGTTGTGGTAGTGTCCTGATAATATAACAGTATCGTCTGGGAAATCCTCTTGTTCGAACATTGTTCTTTCGTCAACTGCATGTTGTCCATACAAACCTATTATCTCAAAGTGTCCGAATATAATATCATAATCACCTAACATTGCATCAACAGCACTTGCTTTCATTTCTTTAGAGTCTACCCAAGGAATGAATAGACATTTCTTACCACCAATCTTTGCTTCTGTGATTTCATTAAAAATATGAACTGGTGCAATTTCACTATCCGCTCCGGGTTCAAATCTAAGAAATCTACAATTAACAAACTCAGCTTTATTATCACGATAGTAAAGGTCGTGATTTCCTGCTATAATAAATACTTCTTTACAAGACCGTGATAGCTCAATAAAGAAATCCCAAGCATCATTTAAGATTTTAAAGTCTACTGAGCTTCTGCTATCGAATATATCACCTAGTATTACTACTGAATCTTTCTTAGTGACTCTCTTGAGTACAGATTTTATTTCTGCAAGCAGAATGTTATGGAATGTTTTGTTTGAACGCCTCATACCTAAATGTATATCACCAAGAACAATAATCATTTAATTTCCTCTTTCTCGTTTTTCAATAAATCTTCTGGCTTTCTGAGTCATATCATCTTGCTTCTCTTTGCGAGACTTTTCTCTTGTTACTTTATAACGCATATGATTGTAAACAATCGTTGTAAGGAAAGCAAACGGAGAAGTTTTTTGTCCCGTTGTCTTACTTCTACGTTCAGGATCATAGTTCTCAAATTTCTGACAGAGAAGTAGAAGACAATCCTGTTGAACATCTTCCATTACTCCATAGTAATCTAGATTCTTGAACCGTAACCCAACCCCCTTAGTAATTTTTATAAACATCTCTGCAAGGTTATCGGAAGCTCTTCCATTCTCCTTACACAGTATTATTTCTGCTCTTAGTTCTTTCTTATCCACATAATGTTTCTTTGCATCGTTACATACTTTACGCTTTGCCATCATTTTCTCCTAGTGCTTTGGCAACATCGTCGGAGAATATATCAGAAAGTGAAGAGTATCCTTGTTGACCTAACCATTCATTAATCTTAGTGAGTGCTACTTCATCATATATTTCAGGGTTGTTGATGTCTTTCTCGAAGACAGTCTTGCCAGTTGCGGTTACTAAATAACCTCTCGGTTTGTTTTCTATAACTCCTGCTCGAATTGCGAATTGTAGCAAACCTGAGAAAGGATTCATACCTGTATCGTATCTCAAGTCCATATAAACAGTGCTTTCTTCTGGATATTCACGATTCTTAACGGTTGTAGCTTTGATACGTATCCCTACGTGAGTCTTCTTCTTCTTACCAAGTGCATCTTCTACTTCTTCCTTGTTAACAAGACGTTCAACGTAGATTATTATATGACTATTATATATTGCTTTGCTTCCTCCCGAAATCTTATCCCTTGCTGCAAATAGATCCCCAATTGGTGCGTATGTATGATTCGTGAATACCAGAGGAAAGTTGTAATCTGTTGCAAGTGAGGCGATGATTCTGAATGCTGAGTTCTGATCTTTAGCTCCTGATCCTTGATCTGCAACGCTTTTACCCTTTTCTACATCTGTCATTTCTTTTAGAGTAGCAAGATTACCCATCGAATCAACTCCGACATAGAGTTTATCCTTCTCTCCTGCTCTCTCGTAGAATTCTGTGATCTTCTCATATGCTTCAATCTTGAGTTTAGAAACAGTTCCAACTGGGATTCTAAAAATCTTACTCGTATCACAACCGAGTGACTCATAAAATTCTGGTCTTACTGCTCGTTCACTATCAAATAAAAGAACTTCATAACCATTGCGAATTGCTTCACGAACAAGGTGCGCCATTATAAATGACTTACCAGAGTTCGATTGACCTACAAGTGCAACAATAGTATCGTCGGGTACTCCTTTATAAACGTCTCCCGACAAGATTCCGTTCAATGCAAAAGATCCAGTTGAAATATAACCCGGAGATTTGATATCTTTAACACATTGTATCGAATCTCTAAACTGTTTCTCTTTTGACATTTTTGATAATATACCCAAAGCTTCTCCTTAGTTTAAATGACCTCTCGAAATATGTTTATAATATTCCGAGAGGGTTAATAAATTTACTTCTACGCAGTTGGTTGTCCGAAGATCTCACCAAAGTCATCATCTGAACTTGGTGCAGGTTGTGGTGCTACCTGTTGTGGTGCTACAGCAGATTGTACTGGAACCGCAGGTGCAGGTGTCATACTCATAGGAGCAGCATACGCAGGAACAGCAGCAACGGGAGCAGCGGAAGCAGCGGGAGCAGCAACGGGAGCAGCAACGGGAGCAGCAACAGGAGCAGCAACAGGTTGTGGTGCATAGTTAGGCTGTGGTGCTGCCTGTGGTGCTGCCTGTGGAGCAGGTTGAGTCGGTGTAACTCCTGCGCTGTATTCTGAAGCAGGAGCGGTAGCCTGTGGACTTACCTGTCCCTGATACGAACGCTGCTCTTGTGGATTAGCTTTCTTAAGAAAGTATTCATTCAACTTTCTTGTGAAATCTGCAAAGTCTGTAATCTGTACCTCGTTCATCTTCTCCATAATGTACTGACTGTTAACTTGTGAAGGAGTGTTATCGAAATAAGACTGCCCGTAATTTGGGAACCACTGTGACTTATCGTTGCTCTGTTGAAGTTCCACAACAATATTAAAACCAAAACCTTGATTGAGGTCATAATAGTTTGGTGGAGTAGTCTTACTACAGATTGCGTTACGGAGCGTCTTGGAAATATCCATAACCTTCACTTGACCATTTTGTTCTGGATGGAGCGGGTCATTGATAACAAGTACAGGAAGAATCCACTTCTTGCTGTTTGGATACTTTGACGTTGAGGTATCCTTTTCTAAAATTGCTTCATACATCATACCTTGGTTAAAACCGGGAAGAATACGAATCTGAATAGTAACAACTCCGATCTGGGAGATATCTTTATAATCAGATTGCTTTACTGGCTTATACCAAATGTCCTTCTTAGTGTCGTTTCCTGCTTGTGCTGTCATCTTGTTTCTCCTTTTTTCTTATCTAAAAAATTGCTTACAAAAACATTATACCATAAACTTAAACTAATGTCAAGAGATATCTTTATCGATTTCTACTTTACCTGTTGATCTATACAGACTAGCAGAATCCATCACTGCATTATATGCTCCTCTTGTGTTATCCTTACAGAACTTTGTTGAATGTTGGACACCCAGCATTTGTCCTGCTTTAAATCCTGCATCGTCTGCTGCAAGATAAATGAATTCCCACTTCCAAGTTTCTTGTTGCTCTTTGATAAGATCTCTGATAGCTTTCTGTGAAAATTCTTTACTTGCATTCTCACTACCATCTGTAAGGATTACAAAGAGAACCTTCTCAGGTTTCTCTTCCTCACTCATAGCGTCGAGTTCTTTACCAACATTATTGATTGTCTTACCAATCGCGTCGAAGAGTGCTGTCAGACCTCTTGGACAGTAAGAAGCGTTTGTAAATGCTTCAACCTTCTCAATGGGTATGTTGTTATACTTGAGTTCATACTGATCATCAAACATCGCAACCGTCATTTTACATTCACCTGACTTGTCTTCCTGTTGACTCTTGAGAAATGCATTGAACCCTCCTACTGCATCTCCGATGATTGCTTGCATTGAACCTGACCTATCAAGGACACATGCGATTAGTACACTATTCTTCTTAGACATCTGTTTCTCCTTCTTCGTAATAGACTTGTGAGCTTGTTTGAGTTTGTACAGTACCCTGTGCTTCTTCTGTCGGTTTATGAACTAGGAATAGTCCTTCAGTAAAGAACTTTCCTAAGATTGCAAGGACTCTTTCTTCGTGTTCTTTGTCTTCAGGATCAAATGTAAACATTTCGTAAGGTAAAGCAACTACAGAAAGTTTATAATACTTTATAATCTCTACAAGTTTGATACATGCAAACTCTACCATATCACTTCGAGGAGCAATCGCCCATCCCGGAAGTAATGAATACTTCTTGAATTTACCTTTGAGACGGTCATAAACATAATCGTCTGGATTCTCTGCTCGTAGATTACTTGGAGTCACTGGGAATGTTGCAAACTTTGTAGGTTTAGAAGTATTAGGAATATGACTCAAGATTGCAGGACAGTTACCATAAGCCTCTACTGCTTTTCCAATTTGAGCAGGAAGACTTGGACACTTCGTTACAATCTCCTCTAACATACCACCACCAATGATAGGAGAAGTTCCATTCTTTTTCTGATAAGTTGAACAAGGTATCAGGATGATATCGAATTTCGCAGGATTTGAAAGTATGTCAAAGTTGATAGTCTTCATTTGTTTGTCTCCATTGGGAATACTGTTGATGTGATCTCGTTTAATTGTTTCTGAATTGAGTTGGCAATGATTCTAATATCTGGATGTGCTGCTTTTGCTGTTCTTAGTTTAAGAAAATGTCTCCACTCTCTGAAGTTACAAGTCATAACGATTTCTGTTTTGAGACAAGTTGGAAGAACTGATCTTGCAGTTTGTGGTGATACTCCACTGTCAAGAAGAAATAGATATACCGCCTCTGCTTTCTCTATTGCTTCTTCCCAAGAACAAAATGCTTGATATTTATGCCAATCTTCAGTTGTTCTATGAATATCTGTATGTTCGGGGTACGCTTCTAATTGTGAAGGTTTGACTACAGTAATCTCATTCCCAAACTTCTCACTGTCGTAATTACAGTAGCGTGTTGATTCCTGACTATAAGAAGCAAGTCGATGTCTCACAATTTCATGTGTGATTCCTCTGTCAGTAATTATTCGGAATGAAGCGGAAGCATGTTCCAGAACCGATTCATGACCACGTTTGATAATCATTTTGATAAATTCGGGAGCTGAAGTTGCTGTGATATCTTCTTCGGATTTATAACAAGTTCTTCCTGCTTCCTCAATCTCAATCTCTGGGTTGCGTGTATTCCAAAGTAACTTCGCTGACGGTTCGACTATCTTCACTTTCTTCTCCTACAATAATTGTTTGAGCCAAGTCTAACAGAAATCTTCAGGAAGTCAAGATCTTTTCTCAGAAAATATCAAAAGAAATAACTCTTGTTACAATCTAGAACCAAATTCTCACATTGTAACAGTTGAACTTCTTGTACAACGTTGTTATAATTTACAGTTGACAACTTGTATCTTGTAACAATTGTAGCTTCTATTGAATAGTAGTTATAAGAGTACTGGGCGAAACTTTTTTCTTGACAAATGATTACGGTTCTGGTAGAATTGTTACAAGGAGATTTTTATGGGTAAACCGTTTACAATTTGCGGCATTGATGCTTCACTGTCCTCTACAGGGGTTTGTGTAGCATCGTGTAGGTTTAACTCTTGTGAGGGTAAACGTTTACTTGATTTGTTAATCAACCTAGATCCGATAACAAGACCGTTAGAAATATCACCTGATTTCAAAATTAAGTACGAGGGAGAGGTCAAATGTCCTGATGAGCTTAATAAAGATCTTGCAAAGGTACGTAAAAACCAGAGAGAAAATATTAAAATAGGTCTTTCACCGACGATAACTGATACGTCAACCGAGCAATGGCTTGTACAAAAGAAGGTTGAGAATATAATCTATCAAGTTCCTAATATCGTGGAGGACTTTTGTCCTGATGTTGTGATTATAGAAGACTACTCATACCACTCACAGGGGTCCGTTACGCAACTAGCGGAGCTACGTGGGGCACTTCGATTACAATTACGTAACCAAGTATGGAAAAATAATATACCCTATTTTTATACAGCACCAATTCCGAGTGTTAAGAAGATTGCATCGACAAAAGGCAACGCTAATAAGGCGATTATCTGTGAAAATATGAAGAGGTACGGATTCTTTGGATATGAAGAGAAGGACGATCAGCTTGACTCTATTGCTGTAGCACTTTCATTGTTCTATGCTATCTATTACAGGATATATGGTTTCGACTTCCCCGAACCTGTGGGTAAAACTTCCAAAGATAAGACCAAAATGAAAAACGATCTTAAGTCTTGGGTGAAATGTCTAGAGACTTTCGCTAATCGCATAGGTTCTAAAGAAGAATTAATTGAATGGGTTACATGAAAATTGATATGAATGAGCTTAGAGCCTTAGATCTGAGTGAAGAACAACTCAATACGTTGCTTGATATGCTCTATGTGATAGAATCATCTATTAAACAATTCGATACGACCATTATCAAGCATCCAAACTGCTGCCCTGTCTGTATTATCAGAAAATATGTACAGCTATCAATGGATTGGAAGCAAGTTCTATATAGCGTCGATCTTATGAAGAATACAGATCATAAACTCAATGTAATAATTCACGAGTTTCTTCTAGCGACGTATTTTACGAGCGCAGCAACTTTAGATCCTGATCTTCTGATCGAATATGGTACTGAGCAGATCAAAATAAAGGGGTTAAAAGACGAGAACATCGATATACCTAGAGTATATGGGTTAATGATGAACCTCTTTATCAAAGAAACTCTAAAGAAAATCCTTGACAAATATACTGAGTTGGTGTATAATATGAACATTGAAACAAAACAAATGAACTTCGTTATGATCTTGCTCTTGGAAAGTATAATGACTTTGGTCGGAAGATTCGTCCATACATTCGATGAAGAAAACCTCGCCGGAGTCGTCTACATACAAAAAACTAATTCAAATAGTAATGAGGGACTTTCTTGTGAGGAACCTCTGATAATAGAATACACCATAGATAGGAAAGGGACACCTAATGAATGATACGCTAAGTCAACTTGAGAGTATCGTTAGATTTTCACCCTCATCAAGTATCCGATTCGTTGCAGAAGAGTTACGTAGATATGGAATCAAGACTAACAAGAAGAATGAAAAGGGTAAGACATTGTTTTATCAGTCTGCTCATATTGTACAAGTGTATGATAAGGAGAGTGATAATGATGTTATGTATCCTTCTTATGCTCTTGCGAGTTTCAAGGACTTGTTCAAGTTGATTGGTAAGAATGATGCAGGAGTTGATGAACAAGACATTGTTAGAGTTTGGGTAATCGCTGAGAAGCTTGAGAAGAGAAAGATTGTACAGATTACAGGAACGTGTAAGGGTGAACTTGGAGAAGAAGAGAAACCCAAACTTCCTGATGTATATGCAAACCTTCATCACATTCATAGAAACGATACAGAGCGAGAAACTTATTCGTACAAGAGTAAGTTCGCTACGAACAAAGCATACAAGACTACAGACGATAGAACTTTGTTTGGAGTCTCTGATCACTTTGTATTAGTATAAGGATAATTTATGTTTGAAGATGACGAATTACGTAGGATAAGACAAGACTCAAGGGATAGAGAAGAAGTATTCGCTCGTTTGAAATCTGATTTCTCTATGATTGAACCAGAAGTCGGAGATAGAGTTGTTGTCGCTATCGGTTTGTTAGGTCATGGTTGGAATTGGTTGCGCCATGAATGTAAAGTTATCGAAGTTGGTGAGAATACTTATAAGATAGAATTTGAAAAATATCATACTAAGTATCAAGAGTGGGTTTGTCGGGCACTTATTACTGATGTGTTGAAGAAGGAACTGTAATGCCTCTCGATCCGCAATTCGAAAATCTACTTGAATCGTTTATGGAACTCTGTGACACTGTTGTAGAGAATGCTTTCATTGTTACAAACGGTATTGAAATTGCGGGAATTGTATTACAAGAATCACTTGCCAAACATATCTGTCGGAAGATTGTTAACACATATAAGAAGGAAGAAAAAGAACAAGCAGAAAAAGAATGGGTAGTATGTAATATTAAGAATGCTATGAAGTATTCGTTTGAGAGAGGTTACAATTCAGCAATGTATCAAGTGATGAACCCAACTCGTGAGGAAGTCTCTGAAGAGAAACTAGCACGAGAACCAGTTAAGGAGACTGATAATGTCGGACAAGATTCGCAACTACGGAATGGTGAACTATAATAGATTTAAGAAACAGATCGAATATACTTATTTCGAAAAAGATAAGAACGGTGACTGGAAGAAAGAGTACGGTCAAAAGACTGTAGCTAATGAGATCTTCGTACCTCACGGTGATTCTGTTGTACAACAGATTACAGGTGGAACTCCAAACCTCAAGAAGGATCTCTTCGGTAATCCAATCCTTTCAGGGATCTCTTGTGATTATTTCGATAAGAAACTCCCTTCAGCAATTAGAACCTGCCCTCGTAGATTCTCCTACGATATCAATCCTATAATTAAATTCCTAGCAGATGAGTTCGAGTTCGACGCAGAGAATGACGAACTCCCTCCTCTTCGTGTTCAGTTTATGGATATCGAAACTGAAATGGATAATGGTGGATTCTTACAAGCGTGGGATGTAGGTCCAGATAGACAAGGCGCAAGAAGAGGTGGAGTCACTTTGATCTCTACTTATGATGCAACTTCAGATGAAACAAAGCTCTTCGGTATTCACCCTTACAATGATACGGTTCACACTCTAGCTGATAACGTAGAATATATAGACTGCAAGGATGAGCGCGGCGTTCTTAGAGAGTATATGAGATACCTCAAACTCACTGATCCAGAAATCATTACTGGTTGGAACTGTTCTGATTATGATATACCTTACATACTAAACAGAATGATTCTTCTCTTTGGTGAAGGTTCGTTGAAACATTTTGGTAATGGTACTGCTTGGATTAAGAATGAAGCAAGAAGATTTCTTACCAATGGCATCAATATTGTAGACTATATGATCCTGTATAAAAAGTTTGAACTTAAACCTATGCGTTCTTATGCTCTCGCTGCTGTCGTAGATGAAGAGGGAGTACAGATCGATGGAGAGGGTAAGATTAAGTATGAAGGTTCTCTCAAGGATTTCTACGAGAATGATTGGAACGGATTTGTTAGATATTGTATTCAGGATTCAAAACTTGTATTTGAACTTGATAACAAAAAGAAACTAATGGAAACATTTGTTATGTGTTGTTATATGTCGGGAATTAGTTTTGATAAAGCTATTGGACTCGACGTATCGTGGTTAAGGATTCATGACGCTGCAATCTATCGCTACTGTCAAGAGAAAGACATTCAACTTCCAGAGACTCAGGAAGCACCAGAAGATGTAGGGAAGTTCCTCGGTGCATATGTTATGACTCCTATAGTTGGGTTGTATGATTATGTAACTGTATTCGACGTTGCTAGTCTGTATCCTTCTTGTATCCGTGCCTTGAATATTTCTATTGACGCTTATAGAGGTAAAGTTAAAAGTGGAAATGTGATTGAACAGAAGGGTCCGTTCATTGTAGAATTCTATTCGCCTCTCTGGTTGTCACTTGGAGATTATCAAGAGAAGATTCTTGAATCTTATAACAAGTATAATAAAGAGAAGCTCAATACTGTTCAAGGTAGACCAGATGTTTATCAATTCAATACCTTCGAAGAGTTGAAGACTTACCTTCAGAGTAGAAATCTTTGCATCGGAGCGAATGGTACAATCTTCACTAAAGATTTCCGTGGCGTTATCCCTGCTCTTCTTGACCAGTGGATTGCTATTAGAAAAAAGAATAAGAAACTCTTCTTTGAATACAAACAGAAGTATCAGAAGACAGGAGATTTGAAAGATAAGCAACTTTCTGATAGGTACAATACTATTCAGCAGGTTTATAAGATTCGTTTGAACTCCCTGTATGGATTCATTGGAACTAAGTGGAGTAGATTCTATCATACAGATCTTGCTGAAGCTGTAACTGCAACTGGTCAGTATGTTATCAAGTCCACTATGGAATATCTACAGCGTAAGAATCCTTTCTTCACTGCTATGTACTGTGACACTGATTCGGTTTTCATTAACTATGGAAAGATACTTGAGTACAGAGGAATTGAAATTTCTGAAGAGAATAAAGAAGAGTGTGTCAAAGCATGTATTGATATTGATAAGGAGATTAAAGCAGCGATCAAAGAGAACTTGGATAATATCACAAGTAATGTTATGCTCACTTCAAATGAATACCAGTTTGAAACTGAGGAAGTGATTTCAAAACTTCTTATTACATCTAAGAAGAAATACATTGCGAAGGTTGTGTTCGACAAGACAACGAATCAGTATCCGAAAGATGATTACACTATTAAGGGTATGGAGTTTAAGAAATCAAATCTCTCTAAACCTATTAAAGATTTTCTTCACGATACGACTATAGATTTGATGAATGGTTTGACTGAAAGAGAACTGTCTGTAATCTTGAGAAAGAAGTTTGATGAACTTCCTAATCTACCTATCGATGATATCTCTTACGTTCAAGGCGTTAGGAATATCTGGAAGTATAAAGAAGGTTCGAATATTTCTATACAAGACAAGAAAAATGCTGTAGTATATTTCGCTAAGAAGACTCCATATCATATCGCAGGAGCTATGGCTTATAATGCTTTGATAGATTTTGATCCTGATTTGAGAGGTCTATCTAAGATACAAGAGGGTGAGAAGGGTAAGATAGTTTTTATAACCCCTACAAACACCCTTGGTATTAAAGCATTGACTATACCTATTGGTGCAGAGTGGAATCCTGCGCTTTATAATTGGTTCTCACTTGATGTAGAGTATATGTTTAACAGGTTGATTCTTAATCCTCTTAACCCTACACTTGAAGCATTGAAGTTTAAGATAACATTAGATAGTATCCTTGGGTTTAAGTTTTTAGACTCAGATAATAAATTCGTTCAGACTCTTCTATTCTAGTAGAAGTCTTGTATTGACAAACGTCTAGATTTGTGGTATAATATCTAAGTACACTTAATGGAGAAATGATAATGGCAGCAGAGAAGAACATTACAGAACTGGATCTACTCACCGCACTATTCTTTTACGCTCATAGTTTCAATGCTTATATGCTTAGACTGAAGACTGAATTCTTTTCAGATGAGTGTCAAGACTTTTTTGAGATTATGCAGAAGCATTACAAAACATATGGTAAGATACCTTCCCGAAAAGTTTATGAAGTTGAACTGAAGGGTGATGATCTAAAAATGGCAACTGATTGTTGGGATAAAGTCTACAGCAATTACGAGACTATTAAACATCTCTCTCACGATTACCTTGTTGATAAAATGGATAACTTTGCTCAAGGTAGTTTCCTCAAGCAGTTTCTTATAAACAGTTATGACAATTACGAGCAAGGTGATTATACAAAGATAAGAAATGAAATCGCTTATCTTAATGACTGTATGATTGATAATGATCTCGGTGAGGAGTTTCATGACGATGATTTTATCGAGAAGAGATATGGACCGAGTAGCTTTGGATCTTATCTTAGTACAGGGTTCTCTTCGTTTGATAATGCCTTTGGTGGTTGGTATAGAAAAGCACTTCATGTAATTGCAGGACCGTCTAACTCAGGTAAGACTCTTTGGTTGATTAACTTCGTAGCGAATCTTCTCTTGAATCAAGCACAAACAGGTTTAAAGATTCTTTATATCACTTTAGAGATTGATGAAGAGCAGGTTGGTAGAAGACTTGACGCTTGTCTTCTTGAAACTCCAATGTCTGAGGTAGCTCAATTTAGGGATCAGAAACTTAGAGAACTGATTGAAGAATCAAAAGAGACAAGAGGTAATCGCCTTATCATAAAAGAAATGCCCGGTTATAAAACAACTCCTGCTGACATCGAAGCAATGATGCGTAACCTTGAAATCACAAGTGAAGGAATGTTAAAGCCTGATATAGTTATCGTAGACTACATTGGTTTGCTTTCTCCTTCGGTTGTGCATAAGAATATGGGATTGTATGAGAAGGGGTTAAGTCTTGCGGTTGAACTCAGGTCTATTGCACAGCGTTATAATATTCCATTCATAGTTGCAGCACAGACTAATCGTGATAGCTTTTCAGATAGAGTTGATCAGGATAAGATTTCTGATTCAATTGGTATTGCTCAAACATGTGATATGCTTTTGACAATTAATCGTAATGACGAGTTGGATGCACAAGACCAAGTTAATATGTATATGGCTAAATCAAGATTCTGTAAAAATGGCGATACGTATCTCTTCAATGTTATGTATGACTGTATGAGAGCAGATGAAATATTGGGTGGTACTGCCTCTGGTAAATCCGCTACTGAAGATTCTAAGGACAAATAGGAGTATATTATGAATGAAATTGGAGAAGAAGAATTTAAGAAAGAGGTACTGGTTCTGATACACGATGCATACATTAGAGGTGCAACGTCTTCTTGTGACAGTTTGATAAAAACCTTTGAAACAATGTCTGAAAAAGGCGTTCTTCAGTTCCACACTGCTGTAATTATTGATATACTTAATAATTGCAAAGATACTATAAAGGAGAAATAATTGCTACGTTTCGAATGGATAGAAGCAAAGAACTTTATGAGTGTGGGTAATGAGTGGTTACGGTTTAATTATAAAACTGGCCTTACTTATGTATATGGTGAGAACTATGATGTTACTGAAGAGGAAAATCTTTCTGTAATCTCTAATGGTTCTGGTAAGACTGTGGTTTTGGTTGACGCTCCTCTGTTTGCTTTGTATGGTAGAACACAACGTAAGATTAAAAAGGCAGAGGTAGTAAACATACAGAACTGTTGTGATTGTGAAGTCCGTCTTTGTTTTACGAAAGATCAAGATGAGTATATTATCGAGCGTGGTTTGAAACCCGATAAGATCGTTATCATTAAGAATGGTGTTGCTGAGAGTGAGGAAGCAAAGAAACGTCAAGCTAACAAAGTAATTGAAGAAGACATCCTCGACGGGATCTCCTTTGAAGTCTTTAAAAATCTTATTGTACTCAATGGGACTTCAAGTAAACATTTCTTTGAGTATGGAAAGCACGAGAAGAGAACTTTCATTAACGAAGTATTTCGTCTAGGATTCCTCGACTACCTTCAGATTCAATTGACAGAGACAGTAAAGACTAAGAAAGCAGAACTAGAGAAGTATGAAATCCAAAAGGGTTCTAAAGAAGGTGAGATAAGTAGACTTAAGGCACTTGTAGAAGCAGCAGAGAGTGGAGAGGTTATAGATAACTCTGAGGATTTGAAAGCTAAGATACTTCAAGAGTCTACAAAGATTACAAATGCCCAAGATGTGATTCTTAAAATAGAGACAGAAGTATTCGGTGGAGCAAAGAGTTCTCACGTTCAGAAACGCGAGATTGCTGTTACTAAAATTGGAGAGACTAACGAAGAGATAATTCGATTGGATGCCGCCATTCAAGGATTAAGAAATAAATATCAGAATCTACAAACAGAATATGATCACGTTGCTACGAAAAATAATTGCCCAACCTGTACTCAAGCTACTACCTCAGTGTTGAGAACAAGTCTATATCAGAAGTTAGCAGATGCGGGACAGAATGTAAAGACTTCTGCCACATCAATGAAAAATGATAAGACTGTGATGCAAGAGAAGATTAAGAAAATGAGAGATTGGATGAAGCAAGCAGATGAATCTCTCAAGACTTACCAAGAGAACACAGTTACAGTAAAGCAGTCTAGTGTTCTTCTTCAAGAGTATCAGAACCAATTGAATGTTAAGTCTGAAGGTGGTGTGAGTATTGAGGCGATTACAGAAGAAGTCGATACATTGGAGAGAAACTTCCAAGACTTCTCTGTTGAAATGGAATCAGCAGTCAAAGATTATCAGATCCATAAGGTTTGTAGAGATTTGGTTGGTGGTAAGAACTTCTATGGTTTTTATATTAGTGTCTTTCGTAAGTATCTTAACAAAGCTATCAACGAGTATCTAGAAAAAATGGTTAGTCCTCACAGGATTAAGTTTAATAACGACCTCGAAGCTGATGTGTTTGATGGAAACCTCCAAGCACACAGTTACGACAATCTTTCGACAGGAGAGAAAGCTAAGATCAACCTTTCACTTCTATTGTCCTTCTTTGATGTTCTTCACGCTTTTCATAGAATGGAAACGTCTTTGCTTGTATTAGACGAGGTTCTGGATTCTGGAATCGATTCGACAGGTATTGCTTTACTCCACGAGATTCTTAAAGAGAAAGCAATCGCTAATCCTAATCTGGGTATCTACGTTGTGTCTCATAAAGATTCTAAGGGGGTGTGGTCTGCTCAAGAAGAATGCTCTAAAGTGGTCTTTGAGAAGAGGATGGGATTCACAAGTGTAAAGGAAGATGAAGAAACATCTTGACATAAGAGGCGGTTTGTGGTATAATTATTATCAAAGGAGATGATATGCCCTATATAAAGCAGGAACGTAGAGTAGATTGTGATAAAATAGTAACAGCTATGTGGACTATAAACGTTATAGCGAATGGGGATTTGAATTATATCCTCTATAAATTCTGCAAAGATAATGTTGAACCGTCTTATAATAATTATAAAAATTACTGTGCGGAATTGAGACAATGTGCTACGGAGATTGAAAGAAGAATGCTTGCTCCTTATGAAGATTTTAAGAAAAATGAAAATGGAGATGTATGATGAATCAAAAAGATCCAGTAACGATACTTAATTGTCTGTATAGAACATATCTTATTGGTAGTATGGAAGCACCCGGAAAAGATGATGCGGGAGTTGGTTGGCGGCAAAGCCTTACTCCACTTATCAATCAGAGAGGTATCTATGCATTTGATCCGACAAGAGAGGAAGCTCAGAAAGTTGGTTGCTCTGCAAAAGAAATTGGAGAGAAGTTAACTGGGTGGTTACAAGGTGGACATTGGGAACACTTCTTGGAAACTATGGGAGCAATCTGGAAGGGTGTTAAGAAGATAGAGGAAGATCCCGAAACAGGGGAAGTTCGTACTGTTCATATTATGGGTGACATTGATTACGTAGAGAATAGTAATTTTCTTATTTGGCATTATGATGAACAAGATAAACTCGGTGGAACTATTGCTGAACTTGTAATGGCATGGACGAAAGGTATTCCTTGTTATCTCGTTACGACAGCACCGAAGTCAAAAATCAATAAGAGTATTTTGTATTTCCTTTTGGACTCAGGTCATGGTAGAGGAAGAATTTTCAGAAACGATGGGGAACTTTTATCTTTCCTTGATGGAGAGTATAAACTTATAAAAGTAAACGACTAGGGTGGGTGTTAGGGAGATGCTGCCTTACTCCCCTTGAAATATAGGGGAGTTTCTTTTTTTTTTGGAGGATCAAAATGTTAGTGGAGTTAGATGTGAAAGAAATTAAACTTGCAGATCTAGAAGCGGGAGATTGGTTTGTACCTTTTGGGTTTAATGTAAACTTTAATCGCAAAGCATCTGTCTGGATGTTTGTAGAAGTTCCGAGAACTTTGTTTATTGGAAATCAACAAATAAAAGGGAATAGAATAATTGTTAAGGTTGCTCACATTCATATGCCAGATATGCCAGATATGTCAGATAAAGACTATGAAGAAGAGCGACTGAAATCAGTTATCCCAATAGGTACTGTTGATGAGATGGATTTCAATACCTCTGTCCTCCCTCTTAACCACGATCTAGAAGTTATGAAACTTAAGGAAAAAGTTCTTTGATTACTATAACGAGAGTTAATGCACAGAGATATTCTGTATCCGCTGAGAGGGGAAATCGTTCTGAGCGAGATGAAGCATTAAAGAGACTTGTATGGAAGCATTCACATCATACACAAGGATATCAGTTCACTCCGAAGTTTAAGTCTGGTCAATGGAATGGAAAGATTAGTGTATACTCTCCTGCAAATATTAGAGCAGGATTCATTCAAGAGACTATTGAACATTTAGATGCAAACCAAATTCCGTGGGAGTGGAAAGAGAAACCTAAAGATCTTCCATTCTTAGACGCTAGTAAAGATGACTTTACCTACGAAGAGTTCTACGCTTTCTGTGAGAAGTTGATTGGTGCCTGTAGCAAACGTTTTGAAGAACGCCATGATATTAAACTTCAAGTAAGAGATTATCAGATCGAGACAGCTTATAAGATTCTTACTGAGAGGTTAGGTATTGCGCTACACGCTACATCGGCAGGTAAGAGTCTTACGATTGCATTTATACTTGGCTTTCTGTTCTATAAGAATATGATATCTAAAGCAATTATTATGGTTCCATTGCAAAGTCTTGTCACTCAATTTACAAATGACTTGTTGGATTTTGGATTCAAAGAAGATTTCCTCGGCAAGTTATATGGAAAGAAGAAACAGACTAACCGACCTATTACAATCGCTATGACGAACTCCGCACACAATCTTATAGACACAGCAGATGGTGATAGGTTTTTTAAAGATACGGACTTGGTTATATGTGATGAAGTCCATAGAGCAGCAAGTAAGACTGTAGAGAAGTCTATACTGAAGTTTGTTAATGCAAAGTATTTCTTTGGTTGTACTGGTACACTTCCAGAGGATGAATTAAGCAGAGACACATTATTCTCTATGTTTGGATACATTGTTGACCATAAGAAATTGAAACAACTTGAAGAAGAATACGATGCAGTATCTTCGGTTACTGTTGGGGTTCTTAATTTCTGTTATACAAAAGGGTTTATGAGTAGACTCAAGAGAGTATCTTCTGCAATGGATTGGCACGAAGAGGTTGATTTTTTACAGAACGATGACGAGTTCCGTAACCCATACATTATCCAAATGCTTAAACAGAATTTTAACAACGGTAGAAACGTTGTTGCATTAGTCAAGAATATTGAGTATGGAACTAAGATGTATCATATGATTAAAGAAGCAACTGGAAGTGAAGAAGTATTTAGTATCTTCGGTAGTGGAGAAGAGAAGAAGAGTCTGGAAGAGCGAGACGAGATTATATCCTACTGTAGATCTTCAAAGAAACCTTATATTATTGTAACTAACTTTCAAATATTTCATGTAGGTATAAATATTCCTAACATCAATATGGTAAGTATGATAGACGCAGGAAAGAGCAAGATTACAGTCGCTCAAACTATAGGTCGAGGGGTTAGAAAAACAAAGAAAAAAGATACCGTATACATACTAGACTGTTCTTGCAATCTAAAGTATGGATCACGACACGGTAACAAGAGAAAGAAACTTTATATAGAAGAAGGGTTTACGGTAATGGAGAAGAAAGTAGAAGAAAAAGAGTTAAAGGTTAAGATATAAGAAATCAAAGGAACCTAAATATACAAGGAGAGTGAGTATGGTCTATCTGTATAATTTTTTTAACGAGTGGTGTTTTATTTTGTGGCTTTGTCTGTATTAGGTCTTGACAAGTCACAATTTTTGTCGTATAATAGGGATATACAATGAGTAGCAAAAGGAAGAAAAGAATGAAAGAGTTAACATTTGAAGAGTATGTAGATATATTTTATACACTCGTAGAGCGTCCTGAGAAGCAAGATAGACACACTCATAGGGGTAGGTGCCCTATTTGTGGTGATTCTAAAAAGGTCAGGTCTAAGAAGCGTTTTTATATTATGAGAGAGAAGGGTCGCAAGCCTTGTATGGTTTATTGCCATAATTGTGGCTTGAAGAAGACTGCTCTCTATTTCTTTGGACAACACGCTCCACAAGAGCTTGAGAAGAGAAGTAAGAGTCTTACTGAAAGAGATCTGAATGATATTAAGATACTTTCTGAGACTAAAGGGAGTATGCCTGATATATTTTATAACGCAGCAGAGATTAAAGAGGTCACACCAGAATCCTATGTGAATCTTCTCAAAGAGGAAGTTACTAGAGCAAAGGCTAAAGTTAACAAGTTCTTTTCTATGTGTACCTATCCTGTTGTAGAAAATCCAGAAGCACACGCTTATCTATCTAATAGAAATATTCCAGAAGAAGCAATCGCAGAAATGGTTCTTCTTCATCCAGATTTTCATGATAGAAAGAAATTTAGGTTCTCTTACTTCAGAGATTATATTATAGTTCCATTCTTTGATAAGGCTGATAATCATCCATACTATTTTCATTCGAGAAGATATAAGAATTTGAATTCGAGGTTTGCTAAGTTCCTTACTTGTCCTTATCGTCCAGAAGAGGTTGAAGTAGATTTCTTTATGAACGAAATGAGAGTCGATAAATCTAAACCTGTTATTATAGCAGAGGGAACTTTCGATGCATTGAATCTTGAGAACTCTATCTCTGTCAATGGTGTAAAGAAAATTACTGAGGATCAGATCAAGAGATTCGAATATCGTTTTGGTGGAGCAGAGAATATAATTTATGCTTTGGATAACGAAGCGATAGATTTTGATGCAAATAAAAAAGCAACACAGTTGCTTAAGAATGGTAAGAGAGTTTTCCTCTGGTCATTAATGGCGAAGGATCAACCAGTAGTTCAATCGATCAAAGACTTCAACGCTTTATGCGTTTGTGCCAATCAAAGAATAGTACCAACATTAGCTATCGAGAAGTATAGTACAACTAATCCCGCAGTTCTTTTGTAGGAGAATAAATGTCAGCACAGAAATTCTATGAAACTATGAGTGATAAAGTTATACAAGAAGCACAGACTCAACAATACTTAAGAGGAATTCATATGAAAAAAGAACAAGAAGAAGAAGATAAGAAACAGAAATTACTTTTTGCAATTGCTGAGAGAATGTCAAAGGTTAAAGTTAAAGTCCAAGAGCTTTCTCGTGATGACCTTTCGAAGGTTGATAAGAATAATCTTGCGACTGAGATGGAGTCTGCTATGATATCTCATTCTAAAATTGTAGATGATGTTTGTCTAATGAAGAATGCTCTCATTGATATGAAAGCTATAAGAAGTAGTCTTACTCAAATGCTTCACCACAAGCTTAAGTTTAAGAATCAGTACACTCTTAAGACTGCAAAAGAAATTCAAACCTATACTGATGCAGACGCAACGTTCAATCAGGTCAATATACATATTAAAAAGTTGGAGGCACTCATTGAAAAAAGTCAGGAATTCTCATCGTCACTCCGATCCAAAATCGGGTTCATACGAGATCTCACGAAACTTAAGACTCAAGAACTCTTCGGAGAAGCGAGTGGCTAACGATATACCAATTCTTGAGTATACTGATAAGCCTACTGAAGATCCTTTATGGACTACTTTTATGGGGCACTTGGTACATCCAGACTATTCTCATCCGGTTTTCTTTCGCCACAATCTATCCAATGTGAATCTTTTTAATCTCTATGGAGGTGAGACTGTTTATCTTATTGGTAGAGGTCCGTCACTTGGTAGGTTTGTAGAGAACCCTAAGATCAAAAAGATGTTGTTGCATCCTGCTATCACAACTTACGGAATGAATTCTTCTCCTGAAGTTCTTGATAACAATGTGAATCTATGGTCTTCTGTAGATTGTGTAACGAAATTCCCAAAACAGATTGCTAAGAATCCAAATATAACAAAGTTCATTCCAATGAATCGATTTACAACTTTCGATTTTAATTCCCGAACAAGAGATAACAAAAGGATTCTTGCTTACTCTGATAGTGAGGAGTCTAAATACAATGCATTGTTACCCAACACATTTGGTGTACAGACATACTTGCTTTCTAAAGACAGCACACGCAACGTAACATTTGGTAATGCATTTTTAAATTGCCCTGCTGTTCTCTATGGAATGTTTAAAGGACATAAGTGTGTTCTCTTATATGCAATTAAGATCTGTTTACTATTAGGATTCAGAAAGATAGTTCTTGTCGGTGTAGACTTTAAGATGGATAATAATGAACCATACTATAAAAGTACAGCAGCGGATTACAATGCATTCCACGTTCAACATAACAATAGACTCTACGATGCTCTCGCTCCATTAATGCAAGACATTGTAGGAACACTCCATAAAAAGAAATCACAATACCGTTGTAAGATATCTACAGCAGAAAAGATTGATGCAATGCCGTTTATCCCAAAGGTAGATTTAGCTGAACAGCTTTCTGCCGACATTAAAAGAAAGACTAAATAGGAGGAATTAAAATGGGTAACGAATCAGAAGAAACACTTTGTAAGAAATGTGGAAAGAGTAAGGAGAAATGTGTCTGTGAAAGAAAACTAGAACCATATGCAGAGAGTGATGGATTTTTAAACCTTGAAGACTTCCAGAAGAAAGACACCAAAGATAAGGAATAATTAATGTCGATTCGAGAACTCGCAGAGTACACTAGAGTTTCAAAGTATGCTCGTTATCTTCCAGAAGAGAAGAGACGAGAGACTTGGCAAGAACAGATTGACCGTGTGTTTGGTATGCATATAGAATACTATAAAGATGTATTAGCAGTAAACCCTGACCTTGTAGAAGATATCGAGTACGCTAAAAAGATGTTGCTACGTAAAAAGGTTTTGGGAAGTCAGAGAGCATTGCAGTTTGGTGGAGATCCTATTCTTAAAAAGAACGAAAGACTCTACAACTGTAGTGCAACCTACGTAGACAGGCCAAGAGTATTTCAAGAGACTATGTTTCTTCTGCTCTGTGGTTGTGGTGTAGGATTTTCTGTACAGGAACATCATATAGCAAAGCTACCAAAGATTGCAGAACGCAGTAAAGGTACTATGACATATGTGATTCCTGATACGATTGAAGGTTGGGGAGATGCAGCAGGAGTCTTAATGTCTTCCTTTTTCGATTCAGACAAGACTCCGTTCCCAGAGTATAGAGGAATGAAAGTTGAATTTGATTACACAAAGATACGACCTAAAGGTTCTCCATTGTCAAGTGGCTCTAAGGCTCCCGGTCCTGATGGACTTAGGATAGCTTTAGAGAACGTTGAATATTTGATTGAGGTTGAACTTGATTTGAAGGATGAAAAATTAAGACCGATTCACGCTTATGATATTCTTATGTTCTTATCTGATGCAGTATTGTCTGGTGGAGTAAGAAGGTCTGCTACAATCTGTCTCTTCTCTCCTGAAGACCAAGAGATGCTTACAGCAAAGACTGGAGATTGGTTTGCGACTAATCCACAAAGAGGTAGGTCGAATAACAGCGCACTTCTAATTCGCAATGAAGTCAAAAAAGAATCTTTCAAAGATCTTATACAGCACGTAAGAGAATATGGAGAACCGGGATTTGTTTGGGCAGACGATAAAGAAGCTCTGTTCAATCCTTGTTGTGAAATTGGATTGTATGGTTATGATGATAATGGTGATAGTGGAATTAGCTTCTGCAACCTTTGTGAAATTAATATGAAGAAATGTACTACTGAAGCTGACTTCTATGACGCTTGTAAAGCAGCAGCAATTCTAGGAACTCTACAGGCAGGTTATACAAACTTCCCTTATCTCGGAGAGGTTACTGAGAATATTGTGAAGAGAGAAGCATTGCTTGGAGTTTCAATGACAGGAATGATGGATAGCCCCGCTATTGCATTTGATCCGAAGATACAAAAGCAAGGGGCAAGATTAATCAAAGCTGTTAATGAAAAGATATCTAAGTTGATTGGAATCAATCCCGCCGCAAGATTGACTTGTGTCAAGCCTAGCGGTACGTCAAGTTGTATTTTAGGTTCTGCTAGTGGAATCCACCCACATCATTCTACACGTTACATACGTAGAGCGCAAGCGAATAAGATTGAAGCTCCTGCAATTCATTTTGCAAAGACTAATCCTATGGCTGTAGAACAAAGTGTCTGGAAAGATACTGATGTAGTTCTATCTTTTGTTTGTGAAATTCCAGTTGGTGCGAAGATTAAAAATAATCTTAGTGCGTTAGAGATGTTGGAGAATGTAAAGACAACTCAAAGTAATTGGGTTAAGACTGGAACTGTTAAGAAGCATTGTATCAAGCCTTGGTTAATTCATAACGTATCTAATACTATTACTGTAAGAGAAGACGAGTGGGACGGAGTTGTAAATTACATTTGGAATAACCGTAAACATTTCTCTGGTGTATCTCTGCTTCCTGAGAGTGGTGATAAAGATTATCCACAAGCACCATTCGTTTCTGTGCCTCTCACTCAGGAGATTTTGAGAGAGTATGGAAGTGCTTCTTATTACGCCAGTGGATTAATTGAGAGAGCAATGGATGCATTTGATAATAATCTCTGGTTAGCTTGCGACTTCTTATTAGGAAAGAATGGAATACCAGAGAAGACACCCGAAATGTACGAGTTCAAAGCTAAGAGTCAACAGTTCACTACTCGTTATATGGACGGAGATATTAGAAAATTCACATATCTTCTGAAGGATCTATACAATATAAAATTGTACGAAGATCTATCCAGAGAGTATAAAGATGTCGATTGGTCTACTATGAAAGAAGAAACAGACGAAGTGGACTTTGGTTCAGTAAGAGCCTGTAGTGGAGGTGCGTGTACGCTAACACTAGACATTTAAGTCTTTATTTTTATTGGGAATTAATATTGAGCAGATTATATCTGCTCTTTTTCCTTCTATAGAGAATTTTTATCTTGACATACAGAGGAAATTGTGGTAAAATTTAAAGGAGATACTATGAAGAAGCTAAATTCAACAAGGATTCATTTGGATATTGCTAAGAATAGACCGTTCTCAGAGGATTGCGTTAAGCGTTTCAATTCTTCTCTGAGAGGATTCACTCACGGTTGGTCATATGTTGAGAGAAGAATGAAGCAATTTTTTGAAAGTGTAAGACTGAGGAGAGCAAAACGATGAAATGGACTGAAATAATTCTGATTATAGCAGTACTGATTGTTTCTGTATCTTATTTTGAATTAGAAGTAAGATATGTAAGTGTAGTTGGTGAGAATCAAAAGCTAACTACGAAACTCCTGAAAAAGGAATTGGTAGAGGCGAAGAGGTCTAATATAAATTGTGACATATCCAACGGTATAATTTCTGAGACAATGGAAGTTGAAGCAACTGCATACTGTCCTTGTTCTAAATGTTGCGGCAAGTTTGCTGATGGAATTACTGCTACGGGTACAGACGCATATACAAAAGGAGTTGCAGTAGATCCAAAGAAGATTCCTCTTGGAAGTGTAATAATAATTCCCGGTTACGGAACTGTAGTTGCAGACGATATAGGTGGAGCAATAAAAGGAGACAAGATTGATGTCAGATTCAGAACCCACGAAGAAGCAAGACAATGGGGTAGACAACGAAGGACTATCACAATTCTTCGAAAGTAATCCAAGACAAACAGTAGTTTATCAATATCTCTGCCCTGCGTGTAATAGAATCACAGAGGAGAGATTTATTTTTGGTGACGCTGATTCTTCAACACAGTGTCAGAATCCTGAGTGTAGGGCACTAGCAAGAAAGATTATTTCGACTCCGAATGTACTTACTGGTATTCCAATTAACGAAGCACGTAGAGGAAGAGGTAAAGGATAGGGTCCAAATGAAACTACTTACTAAAGATATCGGTATAGCAATTCTTAGTACAGATAGACCAGAGTGTACAAATCGTCTTCTCGATTCGATTGAGAAGTATACTGATATATCTACGTTAAATATATTTGTGGTAGATGATTCAACAGCTTCGAGACAGAGTGAAGTATATCATTCATGTAATAGATTATGGGTGTCTTGGTTTCAAAATGGTGAACGAGTTGGTATTGCACGGAATACTAATTCAGCAATGAGGATTCTCAAACCTTTCAAGTACTGTATGATTCTTAATAATGATTGTCAGATACTAAAAAAAGGTTGGGAGCGTGGTTACTTTGTTGCAATGAGGCGAACTAATTTTCATCACTTCTGTTTCAGGCAACTTGGTTTATGGGGTGCTTGTAAAGATGGAGAAGTTGATAAGCGACCTGATAAGAGGTCTGTAGTAAATCAGATTGGAATTGCAACGATTACTAAAGATCCTCAAGGTGCGATCATGACGTATGATAAAAAAGCATTTGATACTATAGGTTATTACGATTCAAAGACTTTTAAATCATATGGAAAGAGTCATCCTGATTATAGTCACAGAGTATCGATATCTGGAATCCAACCAGAAGGGATACATGATCTATCGAACTCTAATGAATATTTTATGGTACACGATGTACCGTCTACAACTCCTGAATCAAATAGGATACAATCTTATATGAAGAATACAAAGATCTTTAATGAAGTGTTAAAGCGTAGGACCGCAACTGGAAAGGTTTATATTCCATATGTCTAAGTTTTTATTTTGGGTCAATAGTTACAACCGAAAAGATATGCTTGACACTTTACTTAATGATGTAGCAGAACAATCGATGGGTCACGAAGTCGATGTAATGGTAGTAGACGATTACAGAGACGAAGACTATTCCGAAATCAAGTCCTCTGTTAAGTATTATTGGAGAACCAAACAACATTTTGGTAAAGAAGAATACTGGAAGATCATTGCATTTGGTATTAATAGAGTTAAGAAGTTCTCTTCTTATGATTATTATATTAAAACAGACGATGATATGCGATTGATTGGGGGATTCTTTGATATTGCAGCAGACTTAGCAAATAATCTAAATGATCCCAAGTGGGCAACCATAGACATTTTATCAGCAAAACGGCAAAGAGGTAAGACACTTTTAGGAGATCCCGCAGAATTATATGAATTAGCTTATAAATACTATAGAACACAATGGGTTGATATGAATTTTATATTCAATCCAAAGATGTTTCCTTATACAATTAAACCTTGTAGAGCAGGTAAAGCGTCTAGTGGGGTAGGTTTATGTTTAACGAGATACTTTAACCAACACTCTATTAATCTTTATCAAGCTCCTTTTTCGTTAGTTATTCATGGTGATCACCCCTCCAAGCTGAATCAAGAAGAGAGAAAGAAGAATCCATTAATAACTAAGGAGAAGAAGTGAGCTTTGTAGTCTTTACTTTTTATACAAAAGATACTCCCTATGAAGATGAAGTTAAGAATCTTCAGAAGGATTGTAAACGATTAGACATTCCTTTCAAGAAACTTCCGATAGAATCTACAGGTAAGTGGGTTGAGAATACAATGCTCAAGCCTAAGACTATTGTATCTGCTTTGAGACAATACAGAGGGAACTACGATTACCTTGCGTGGATTGATGCAGACGCTAGAGTTAAATCATACCCAACTCTATTCGACGAGTACCAGAAGAGCAAAATAGATTTCTCTGTATTTCAAATGGGAAGTCAATCACGCATCACTTCTGGTACTATTCTTATGAGGAATACTGTGTGGGTTGAATATCTTATTAAGGAGTGGTTGAAGAGTTGTGAAACCAGTGAAGAAAGATTGGGAGATCAACACGAACTTAGAAAACTTATCAAGCGCGATGGTTATAAGAAGTACAAATTAAAATACAAAGCACTTCCATATTCTTACTGTTACATCTTTGACGATTCTTTGAGGAAGTTGTCTCCAAGTATTCCTCCTTTAGAAGACCAACCTGTTATCGTTCATACACAAGCGTCGAGGAAGTATAGGAACATGAAACTATGAAGAGGCAGAAACCCAAAAGAATAATACCACGAAAAGCTCCAACTAGAAAAGATATGACTCCATACCTAGTTGACCAGACTGGTAGACGACTTAGAACAAGGAAGTGTGACGTTCCACCGTCAGGAATGCCCGGACTTCCCATGAAGAAGTTTTCTAAGAATGATACCAAACGTTCGATCTTTGTTTGGGTAAATACATACAACCGTCCAGAAGATCTTCATTTGTTACTTGGAGATATCTATAAGAATAAACGTAACCACAAAATAAAAGTATTAGTTGTTGATGATTCCAGTGAAGAAGATTATGATAATGTTCTTGATCGCTTCTCTGGAAAGTTAAGCATAGAGTATCACAAGATGAATATCAATCATGGTAAGAAGAAGTATTGGAAGCTATGCACATATGCAATGGATGAGATTAGGGTGAACCAAGGGTATGATTATTATGTGAAGTTGGATGATGATGGAAGACTTGTAAAAGGATTCTTTGATAGATGCTGTTATATCTGGGAGAATATAAAAGACATTCGTAAGATCTGTTTGAACTTCAGGCTTGATAGCAGAGAAGGTAAAAAAGTTTGGACAAATACTGAACCCATTAAAGAGAAGCATAATAAATTTACAGTGTATAGATCACAGTGGGTTGATATGGATTTCTTTACAACAATGAGTTTTTATTCAGCTCTTCGTTTCAGATTGAATAAACCCTCAGACAAGAGGTGGAGAAACCCCTGTGTATCAAGTGGTACTGGTAGTGAGATAAGTAGAAGGCTTGTGAGTATGGGATACAATATGTATTTGACTACTCAATCTCTTGTCAAACACGATGATCATAATTCAAAAATGAATCCTAAAGAACGAGCGAAACATCCTCTTGTAACAAAACCATTCACAGATCCTAATTATGGAGTTAGATAAATGGCTAAAGTATATTTTGGTATGGCGACGTATCCTCCAAGAAAGAAATGCCTCAAGGAAGTGATTCCAAATATTCTTCCTCAATGTACAAAGCTGTTTGTATATCTCAATAAGTATACAGATGTTCCTAAGATTCTTATTCATCCAAAGATCAAAGTGATAATGGGAAAAGATAAAGGAGACTGTGGAGATATCGGTAAGTTCCATCACCTTAACGATGTTAATGGTTATTACTTTACTGTTGACGATGATATAATCTATCCTCCAAATTATGCACAGAGAATGATGAGAGCAATCGATCACTACCAACAGAGAGCAGTGATTGGAGTTCATGGTTGTGTTCTTAATATGAACCGTATGTGGAATTATTATCGAGCAAGGAATCTGACAAATTATCGAGGAGCATTGGCAAAGGAAAAAGGTGTCCATATTATTGGTACAGGTACAGCAGCGTTCCATACTAAGACTATAAAGATATCGAGGAAGTCATTCCCTGTTGAGAATATGGCAGACATTTGGTTTGCTGTTGAAGCACAGAAGCAGCGAGTTCCCTTTATTCTAATCTCTCGACCACAACTCTGGTTGAAAGATGCTCCAACCGCGCCACAAACTACTTCAATTTACCGTAAGAGTAAAAATAAAAATCATGGTAAATACCAGACAAAGGTTGTAAAAGAATATGGAAACTGGAAAATCCTCTCATAAGATTGCAATAATGGTTGTTGCAAATCGAGTCAATCCAGAAACGTTAGAGCGTTTCTTGTGGGGTTGTCGAAAGTCTGAAAAGAATTTTCCCTTCGACGTTATTGTTGGAGAGCATCAAGATGAAACACAAAAGTTCCACAAGACTGTAATCTTAAATGATATGTTACGTAAGTATAAAGGTCAGTATAATGTAATGGTTCAAACTGATATTGATATGCTTGTACCTCCTAATCTGATTAGGAATACTTATACGTACTGTATGAATTCAGATTCCTGTTATCATTGTAATTATTATCTTGTAGAACCAAAGGAACTTAAGAAAAAATTGTACAAAGATATACCTTGGGTTAATATTCTTGGTAGGAAAGTTCGAGCAGCTTCGGGAAGTTGGAATGGATTGAAAACTCCTATGTGGTCTGAGTCTGGTGGATTCTGTGAAGCAATCTCTCTTCTTGGTGGACCTGACTCTGAGTTCTACCTTCGCACTAGGAAGAAAGATATCAAGTGGTATATCACTGCAAGGTTTCCATTGTGTCATATAAATCATCCTCGTAGGAAAGTAAAGAAGCAGGGGGAAAAGAATTTACGAGAGGCTAGAAAATTTCCAAAGGAATACAATTGGTTAAGAAATAGAAATAAAAATGTTGGTGCATCTAAGATTAAACTGCATTCATTCGGAGTACAACCGTGAAGAAGAAAGACGTATGTATTATTGTAGCAGCGAAGGGCATCTCTAAGGGTACTGTTGCTCGATTCAAAGAGAGTATAAGACTTTCTAATTCGAAACACGAAGTAGATATTATGGTAAGTGGTAGTAAGGATAAGAAGTTTTACAAGACTAGGATTCTTAATAAGTGTATCCGTAAAGCAATCCCAAATTATAAAGTTATAATACAAACGGATATCGATCTTCTAATTCCTCCTCTACTTATTGATAGAACATTCCGTGCGGTTATGGGGCAACCTAACAATGCTTTCCATCATCACTTGAGATACGTTGACCCTATACAAATTAAGGGTAAGTCATATAAAGAATATCCTTGGCATATGTGGATCAATCAGAAAGCAGACTTCTGTTCAGGTTGTTGGAATGGTATGCTAGGAAAAACTTGGGAAGCAAGTAGAGGTTACAATGAAGATATGTTTGCGTGGGGTGCTGAAGATACAGAGTTTTATAATCGTTCTAAGAGATTAGGTATCCGTTGGATAAACTGTAAGGATCTTGCTCTTGTTCATATCAATCATCCAAGACGAACAAAGAGAAGAGCGCAAGAGAATTTTAAACTCAGCAATATGTATTCTGATAAATCTGATTGGCTCACTGGTGAACTTGTAAAAAAGATAGGGAGTAAGTAATGAAGCGGTGTTGTGAATGTAAGAATATTAAACATTTAGAACAATTTCATAAATCATCTTCTAGTAAGGATGGTTATAGATATCAATGCAAAGTGTGTATGAATGAGAGATCTCGAAGATATAAAAAAGAAAATCAAGAGAAGGTGAAAAAATATAACAAAAAATATAAAGAAGAAAATCATGATAGATTAAGAAGACAAGCAAATGAATATTTTATGTCGCAAGAATATAAAGAAAAAAGAAAGGTGAAAAGAAATCATAAACGTCAGACTAATCCTCAAGAGAATATTAATCACAGGATGGAATGTGCTATTAGAAAAGCACTCCAAATTACAAAGAACGGGAGAAAGTGGGAAGATCTAGTTGGTTATACTTCTGAGGATTTAAAAAATCATATACAGTCTCTCTT